CAACTTTCATATTATCAGTTCTTGCATCACCTGTCAAGTCCCACACGGTAAACTTAACATCTGGATTAGTTTTAATTGGAAAATGAATACGTGCCAATTTACCTAGTGTGCCACCTGAATCTGGATCAACTTGATCGGTATGTCTTTCTAATTCACCGCCACCAGGAGTAAGACGCATAAAACGGATGCGATGCATGTTCCCATCAAAGTCTCTGAGTAGTTCATCAACTTCTGGAAATTGATTGCGAAGGACTGTATCTTGTAAATAAGATTCTTCATCTTTATGTTCCTCTTTCCACTTCTTACTCATTTCAATAGGTTTTTCAATACGAGATATATCTGAATAATACCCACGCAATGAAAGTGCAGACCATGCATTCTTTTTATTGTAGTTACTATAGTGATTTTTAAAATTTAGATTGAGTGTGGTCAACTTAGTATTGATACTTTCAATCAGATCAATATTACATATGCCAACTTGTTTTAATCCAATATGCTCAACTGAATCAATATACGGATGAGTTCTTTCGCCTTTAAAATAAATGGCATAGATTTCACCAAACGTAGTTATTTTGCTACCAACATATCTAAAATATTTGTTGAGATATTTTTTTGTTTCTTTATCTTCTGCCCAGCAATAACTCCAAACATTACCACCGCAATTAAAAAGAACCTTCTCAATGAAGTCTGGTGTTCCTCTTAATTTTGTAATGATCTTGTCGCCAGGTAGTTTGTAACCAATTTCTACATTTTGATATAATGTGATTGGTGATGTTACTTTTGCTTCTGTGATAACATAACTGCCTTCATCTTCTAAGATGAGTTTGCCTTCATGCAAGTCGGCAGCAATATTGTTTTTCTTGTATTCTGCAAATGGTGAAAGTGAAAACTTGTTGTAGTCACTATAAAGTGCTTCAATTGATTTTAGATAGTCCAGTTCGTAACCTTGTTGCCAATCTTTCATATTTTTTCCTTTTCTTTTCTGCCATCTGCATCGAAACTGGACCAACTTTGCTAGTATACACGATACCATTCATGTGGTCAAGCTCATGCAAGAAACAACGTGCAGTTAATCCGGTAAGAGTTGTTGTTCTTGATATGCCATTAAAGTCTTTGTATTCTACTGTGAGACTATCTGGTCTGCTTATATTTAGGAATAAATTTGGAAAAGAAAGGCAACCTTCTTCCATCTTCACCATATTTTCTGATATGGTAACAATTTTTGGATTGAAGAATGCAACGTATTCATCATTCGCACCAATTACAAATACTTTGTATGGTAGACCACATTGATTTGCAGATAGACCAATACCATTATATTTCTTACATGTTTCTACAAGATTACTTGCAAGAGTATTTGGATTGATTGGTGGATTAGTAAAATCAAAATCAATGATTGGTGTAGTCAGAATTGGATCTGAACTCTTAACTAAGTTATAGATAGTGAATGTTGGTTCGACTCTAACCGATTCTCTCATCCAACTTTCAGTATCAAATGTAATTACGTCACTATTACTCATTTTGCTATCCTTGAAAAATTATTCTTTTTCTCAAACCGAATTACCGATCTAAATTTATCGAATAACTGGTCACCTTTATGACTAATAACGAACACGTTGGTATCGTTATCTAGACTATGCAACAATTTTAAAAACTCATCCGTACCTACTGTATCTAGGCTGCTATCAAATACTTCATCTAAAATAAGCAGATTCGTGTTTGTTGAATTCTTTAATTTTGCTATTTGACGCCATGTAAACAATAGTGCCAAATCGATACGCATCTTTTCACCTTCAGAGAAACTATCATATGAGAATTCATCTCTGTGTCTACTCTTAATAATTTCTTCAAAATTTTCATTGATATTAAAGTTTGCAAAGAAGTCCATTGCCGCAAGATATTTGTTAATCAACTTATTCATCACAGGCAAATATTGTTTGATGATTTTAGTTTTAATACCACCATCTTTCAATAGAGCAGATGCAAAATCATAATACTGCTTTTCTGTTGATATTACTTCTTGTTCTTTTAAAATATCACCAAGTTGTTTTTTCAGTTCTTTTAGTTTGGCATTTTCTTCTTCAAGATTGTCTTTACGATTGGATAACTCACTAATTTCTTGTTGAATTTTTCCTATGTACTTATTAACGGCAGAAATAGTTGAATTGTGTTTTACTACTTCGTTATTATGTTCTTGGATATGTTTAACTATCTTTTGGATTTCTTCAATGCGTTTGTTTGTTTTTTCGATTTCTTTTTCGATGTCCTTAAGGCCAACGCCAATTTCTCCTTTTGTTTGATTGCTTCTAGCAAGCTCTCCATGTCGGAACGTGTCATCGATATGCTGTTTACAGGTTGGGCAATTGTCGTTTTCTTCATAAAAAGTAATTTCCTTATCGATCTTTTTAACTTTTGATTCCAACTTCGATTCTAGTTGTAACAACTTGGTACTTTTCTTTTGCATTGCTACCGAATCATTAATTTTACTGTTCAATACATTGATATGTTTTTGTATCAATTCTATATCAGTTTGCAACTTGCGTACTTGAGTTTCGCTGTTAAGTATTTCTTGTCTTTTCTTTTCTATTTCTGCGTCATTGTGTTTCTTGTGTTCTTCTATATTTTGTTTCTGAAGTGTAATCTTCTCACCAGTCAACTCTAATGAATATTTGACTCTTGTGTTTGAATCTTTTATTTCCGATAATTTAGTTTTAACTAAACCATTCATGGAAGAAAATATTTGAATGTCAAGCAAATCTTCAATAATTGTTCTACGATCACTTGCAGATAACTGCATAAATGGAACAAATGATGCAGACCCAAGAATAACAATTTGTGTAAACGATTTGTAGTTTAATTTGAGAATCAATCGTTCAAGATGTTCTTGGTAATCTTTGACTGCTGCATCTTGATTAACCATTGTTCCATTACAATAGATTTCAAACACATTTGGTTTGATACCACGAATGATTTTATATTTCTTTGTGCCAATAGTAAACTCAACTTCAACAACACCATCTTTTTGATTGATAGAATTTAGAAGTTGCGGTTTATTAATTTTACGAAATGGTTTACCAAACAAACCAAAACACAACGCATCTAATATAGTAGACTTACCTGCACCATTCTGTCCGATAATTAGTGTGTTTGTTGATCTAGTAAAGTCAACTTCTGTAAAATAGTTTCCAGTTGAAAGAAAATTCTTCCATCTGCATTTTTCAAATATTATCATTCGTTCTCAGTGTTTAGTGCCTCAACGTATAGTTCACGCATAATACTTTTGAGTTTATCGTTATCGATATTTTCTGGTGTGACAGCATCTATGTACTTGTTTAAGATAGTCATAGTATCTTCAGCTTCATCAATAATATCATTTTCTGATTCTTCTGTCAAGTCAATAACATCTTCGGCAATGGTAATATCGATAGGGTTTGAATTGTATAGATTATTCATGAAGGTATCAAACAAAAATGGATTTGTTTTATTTACCACAACCACTTTGACGTATTTGTCTTTGTATACACTCAAATCTTTATTGCTAATTTCGGTAATCGATTCTGTCTTATCATCATATATGATACGATGGAACATCACATTTGGATTTGGTACAAACTCTAGTTCACGATTGGATAAATCAAATAGATGAAAACCTCGGGTATCATTATAATCTTGCCATGTGAGTTCATATGGATTACCTAGATAGTATATACCATCAGCACTACTGCGATGGTGATAGTGACCACTGAATACCATATCAAAACGTTTGAACATACTACGATCTAATCCTTCATGAGAAGGCATACCACGATACATTGCAAATCCTGCAATTTCAAAGTGACCCATACAAATCTGTGCAGAAGTATTTTTTATTTCTGATAAACTGGTATCATAGTTATCTGCACATATCCATGGGATCATACAGATATCGTAATTGATATCTTCATAGTTTAAATGGATTGTTTGTGGTGAATCGATGACTGTAATATTTTCATATTCACGCAATAGCAATTCAACAGAGTTCACTTCATTCGTATTTTTAAAATACGTATCATGATTACCTGCCAGCATATACACTTGAATATTACGTTTTACTAATTCATCAAAGAACATTTCTTTTGTTCGTTTGAGTGAATAAAAATTCACATACTTTCTTCTATCAAAAGTATCGCCAAGAATAAGAACAGTATCAATACCCACTGCATCAATAGTAGGGAAAAAAGTATGTTCATAGAACTTTTGATAAAAATCTAAAAAATGTATTGAGTCATTCCGACTCCCAAAATGTTGGTCGGTGATTATTGCTACTTTCATTTCAAATACCTTCTTTCAAAATTTATACTTCATCATCCTCATCATCAAGAAACTTTTCAATACCAACAATTTTAGTTTTGGTATTTTCTTTTTTCTTCTTGCGTGATTCTTCATAATTTTCAATGAACTCTGATATATTATCATACAATTCAAATTGTCTAGTTTTACCATCTTCTGATTCTAACATCTCAAATTCATCAAGTATACCATATTGTTCGGTAGCCTTGTACTTCACATACATCTGCTTCTTTTCTTTTTGAATTCGCCTCAAGAAAGCATAATATATGATTTGAGTGAAATATGCAAATGGATTATTACTCTTTGCCGGATCAAAGTTTTCAAAGTACATTAAACAGTTTTCAATACCGTCGGCAATCATCTCATCACGATAAGTATAATTGATGAAGTTGGGTTTGTGAGATAGACCTTCTGCAATCTTCATAAAACACTCACCAATATAATTTGGTATCTGAGGTTTGATCTTACCTTCTTTTTTTGCAATGGCACAATCTTCTTTGTACTTGATTAACGAAGCAAGAAAATCGGCATTATTAACGTAGTGTTTTATTTTCATATATTATTCATGTTTACCATAATTTGTTGTTGACAGTTGCTTGACATATGTGTATATTGAGTATGTACCCTATAAAAGTATAAATCTAATGTATCTGATTTAGTATCTTAGCTTCTTCTACTTGTGATAGTAAGTCACCATCATCGTCGTCTAGTTCTTCATCTGATTCTAATAACGTCTCTACATTTAATGCCATATTAATATAATACGTAGTAAACTCATCACTTGGATGCATCACACTCAGGATATCAGTCTCAAAGACCTCAGTTTGATTTTGTGCTAATATAGTAACTGGTAACCACTGTTGCATATAAACAATATTTTTACCTAATTTTCTATCAGGAATAATTTTGACTTCCATTGGATTCTTCATAACAATTTTACCGTATTCACCTTCTGTTAATTCCGCAACCACATCTTCACCTGATTTAAAACGGACTATTTTAATTTCCTGTTGATACATTTTTGAGTCCTATCTTGTAAAGTTTATAATCGAACTTCTCATCATTATATATCTTTACTCTTTCGACAAAGTGTCTTAATGTAAAATTCATATATTTTCCTACTCTCATATCATCTGCTATATCATATAATGTTGCTTTTTCTTTTCCTTCAGATTGTCTTAAACCACGACCAATCGATTGTAGATTTCTCACTCTTGATTTTGAAGGACTTGCAAATATAATATTGTGCAAATTTTTAATATTGACTCCAGTAGAAAAAGTTCCATAACTAGCAACAATAATAGCATCTTGTTCACCTTCAGTTATTCTACGAACTTCTTCACGCATCTCGGCATCTACACCACCATGGATAAAAAAGACTTTTCTATCTTTGATGTTTTTGGCACCGGTAATTAGATCATACAGGATCTTACCATGCTTGTCAACATATTGATAAAGAATTAAGGTATTTGTACCAAGTGATAATGCTAAGTTCTTGATGAACTTATTCCTAGACTCATTGAGAACCAAATACTCTATTTCATCCTTATATTCTTTGCCTTTCATCTCTTTACATATTGCATCATCATGCTTTAGTACCAAACATTTGATCTCAAAGTCTGCAACCTTACCTGAATCGATTAATTTTCTGGTTGTAGTTACTTGCTCTACCGGACCAAATAAACCTTCTAAAACAAGTTTATGAGTCTTTGTGCCATCTAATGTTCCTGTTAATCCTATTCTATAACCAGCATTAATACAACTTGACATAATGGTAGTTAATGATTGTGCTTTAAATAGATGTGCTTCGTCACCAATAATAAAATCAAATTGCTCAAAGTATTCTTTGGGTAACTTATATAACGATTGCCATGTTGATATAGTCAAAGGTAAATCTGTTACTTTATCTTTACCTTGATATATTCGATGAGTATGTTCTGCAACGTTCCAACCATAATCTGCAAAGTCAGTATACAATTGCTCGACAAGTGATGTTGTCGGTACAATGATAAGACCTTTCTTGCAACGATAATCAATAAATTGTCTTACTAGTAGATATATGATGAGTGATTTACCAGATGCAGTTGGTGAAAGTAATACTGCTTTTTTGTTTCTTATGGCATGTACAAATGCGTCAACTTGATAGTCACGAACTTCTAATTTTAAATTTAATTCTTCAATAAACTTCTTTGCAAGATACACACTGAATTCTTCAGTTAAATCTGCTCTTGGTTCACCATATTCAAATTTATAATCACGTTCTATACAGAATTGTTCAATGTATGAAATGAGACCATGTGTAATTTGGTTATTTCGTAAATCTAAAAGACGAATCTTTCCATCCCATATACGATTGCGAAATGCTGGAGTAAATTGATGACCAGGAACTGTAAAAGTAAAGTATTCTGAAAGTTCTTGTGCAAGATGTCGTTCACAATGAACTTTTACATATGCTTCATTTACTTTGGTAATTAATATATCATTGTCCTGCAACAAATTTCTCCCAAGAGATATAATCACGCAATTGCCAAGTTCTTTGTTTTAACTCATTCATAATAGATTCAACTACCGCAACCACTTCTTCATGATATGCTTTCTTTTCGAGAAATTTAATTAAATCATTATCTGCTTCTAGATATGTAGACACATCAGATTTCAATGTAAATGCAAAAGGTAACCAACCGTGTTCTTGCAATTCTTCTTGAGACATCTTACCTGTATAGTATTCCCACTTGGTTTTACGCATACGCTGGTAATCAAATGTTGCCTTCTTGACAGCAATTCGATGTTTAGTTAGTATATTGAGATATTGACTGTGAAGTATTGGTATACGAATCAATTCTTTACTTGGTTCGGTTTGATCGATTTGAGAATCTTTTTCCCAATACTTTAATATTTGTTCTAAGTTTTCCATAATATAAACTCACAATAATGTTATATTCTTAGTATATCATAACGAATTGGATTTGTCAAGTGGCAACAAAATCATAGTAATCATACCTAAAAGTTACACTGGCAGTCATAATATCATCTGCCGAATTCTTTGTACTAAACTCTAATTCAGATAACGTATGTGGAAACATATTCTTGAATTCCACTTTGAATTTTGGATTGTTTAAATTCGAATATATCAACAATGTACCATCTGTATATTTTTCAGTTGTTGATAGTTGCGGAAAAGTTACTGGATCTGCCATACCACGAATCCAATTATGAATATCCAACCACGAACTTAAATCTTCACTTACCATAAAACGCACGGTAAACTCATCATACGTTATTTTTTGTCCAGGCCTAGCAAGATTTACGAATGGTGTTGTCTGCGGTAATTCATTAATACTCACACCAGGTATACTAACATCTTGACAAAAGAATGTCATATTCTTTATATTTGGAAATATTAACTGAAACTTTGTTGATTGCAACAAGTTGGTATTAACTGGTGTTCTTGCTATTGCTGTCATTTTGATTTCTCTAAAAGTGTATACTACTACTATTTATGAACCAAAAAAAGAGAGAGTATTTCTACTCTCTCTTTAAACGCACTCTTATTGGTGCTTCTTGTCCCGTGAGGGATATTACATCAAATTTTTCACTTGGAAAATTCTGTAATAAACGTTTGTACGTGGGTTCAACGCACCATTACCTTGTGTCAGACCTTGTGCAAATGGGTTTGCAACCATGCCGTAACGAGTCTTGAATCCAATTTTTGGTTGGAATGTAAACTGGTCAACAGCACGAACCATTTGGAGAGGAACGTATGGGCAATAGAACAGACCAGCGTCGTAAGGTGAAGTACCCTTATATCCGATAGTAACGAGTTCTTGATTGCTTGTGTAACCACCAAAGTATGGATCGATGTAAACTTTGATACGACCATGCAACAAACCAGCAAATGTATTACCAGTGTCGTCAACTTGCAGATCAGCAGACAGAGCAGGTGTATATTGCAGAACACCAGCCATAGCCATTGCAGAAGCAACGTCTGAAGAAACGATCAGAACGTTACCTTTTCCACGACGAGTTTGCTTGGCAATAACGTTAGCATCACGTTCGATTTGGAAAATCAGACCTTTGAAACGTTCAACTGACCAACGGCCATTCGAATCTGTATCTAAGTCAAAAGTACCAGCGTTAGTTGTACCGTACTGAGCACCTGCAACAGCAGTTGAATAGATGGTACGAATAACTTCACGGTTGATCTCAGCAAGAATTTCTGTAGAAAGAATGTTCGACAATTCTGTCTCAGCGTCAAGACCATGAATTGCTTTCAAGTCTTGTGCAAGTTCTAGTGAGTATTCTGCTTTTAACGCACGGCTTTGAGCAGTAACAGTTACTTTCTCGATAGAGAACGCCATTTGTTGGAATGGAGTAGTTGTATCGGAACCTAGGTTCTCAGCATCAGAAGTGTTTAGTCCAACACCAGTTGTGAATGCGTTAGCAGTCAATGAATTAACTGGGTTAGTGATTGTATCACCAGTTGTGCTGTTAGCAAAACCTTGCAATGGGTTACCACTATGATCGCTGGAACGTTGACCAGAGAAGATTGTGTTTGCTTCGTTGAAGAATGCTTCTGGGTTACCAGAACTTTGTCCAGTGTAACGAGCTCTCATTGCGAAAATAAGACCTGTAGGACCAGTCATTGGTTGAACACCAGCAACATCATAAGCGATCAGGTTAGGTAATGCACGGCGTACTAACGAAATCAAGATTGGGTCAAAGTTCTGAACACCACCTGCAACGTTAGTAGGACCACCTGTACCGTATGCAGTCTCATTCAGAGATTGTGCTTCGGATTGCATTGCCTGCTGCTGATTCTCAAGAATCATTGCGGTAACTGCTTTTTTGTATGGATCTTTAATGGCTGCGAGTTCTGGATGCTCTAGAACTGGGTTCCATTTTTTTTGTAGTTCTTCTGTCAAATACATTTAGTATTCTCCTATTTTTATTTGATTAATGTTTTAGAGATAGTTTTAGCATATACTTCCATCAATGGATCAGCAATTTTAGTTGCTTTTTCATCTTCGATTTCTACGCCTTCTTCCAAAGCAGACTTATTTGCTTGAACTATACCATTAGGGAAATATGATTCTCTAAGAGTCACTAGTTTATCGGCAAATTCTTCTTCAGTAGTGTATTCGACATTCTCTGCGAGTGCCTTCATTTTTTCTACTTGTGTCTGTGTGAGACCTTCACACACTGCGTGAACAGCCTCGAACTTCTTATGTTCATTCAATTCTTTTTTCATTTCAATTGAACGAGCAATTTCTTCGTTGAGTTTTGCTTCAAGTTCTTCAACTTGAGATGCCATTTCTTCAACAACGTCAACTTTATCTTCTGGTACATCAATATAGTTCTCTACGAACAAGTCACGCAAACCAGTAATGAAATCTTCAACGATCTCGGCACGTAGACCACTTTCAATTGCCAATTCGTTTTGTTTCATCCAGTTTTCAACAACATAGTTCAGGTAATCATCGATCTTAGTACCAAAATCTTCTTTTAGTTCATCTACAACTACTTCAAATTCAGAAATAATTTCTTCTTCGAGTTGCTCTTGAATTTCTGCAACACGGGAAAGAACTGCTGTTTCAAAAATTGTAGTTGCTTTTGTAACAAATTCTTCAGAAAGATTTTCACCAGAAAGAAGTGCATCCATATCTTCTTTCATCTTTTCTTTCAGAGCAGATTTTTTAACCATCTTTTTCATCATGGCTTTATCTTGCTTTTCATCTTCGTGTTCTTCTTCTTCTTTCATAGCAGATTTTTTAACCATCTTTTTCATCATGGCTTTATCTTGCTTTTCATCTTCATGTTTTTCGTTTTCTTCTTCTGCAACCATTTCTTCGTCATATTCTGTATCTTCGCCATATGAATCAAAATGAGCACCAGGATTTGGTTTCATTGTTTGCATAGCAAGTTTTGCTTTGATACGATCACGGATTGAAGAATAGTCAGTTGCTGGTTCTTGAACTGCATCATGCTCTGCACCTTCGTGTTCGCCAGGTTGACTTGATAATTTCTTCATTGGCTCTGATCCAACTGGAGGTGTTGCACCAGGTGGAGTTGCAGTTGGTGTGCCTTTTGTGTAATCTGGCAATTCATCATGTTCTTCTTCTGGTGAATCACCAATGTGACCCACATCATGTTGACCATAAGCAACTGATGTTGATAGTCTTGCAGGTTTATCTTGACCTGATTGCTTTGACGAAACTGATGCAGACAGAATTTCTTTAGCAGCTTCAGATAAATTGAACTTTTTAACCATTTTGTGTGTCTCCTAGGTTTTTATATTGGATATTTATAAATTATAATTTTTTGATAAAGTTCTCAAAGATGCTGAGACTTACTTGTTCGATCTCTTTACGAGATGCTTTACGAATTTGCGTTTTCGCCTGTTCGATGTGTTGTTCAGTCCATACACCGTTGACTAGCATCCATTCTTTGTTCTCCATGATGCCTTCTACAAAAGCACCAGGAGCAGATGGGTCTGCTACAATATCTGCCGCTGTGGCTAGATAGAAATCTCCTTGTACAACATTAACACCATTTTTATTTACTAAAGAACCCATACCTCTAGAAGATACACCTAGTTGTGCTCCACCGTCAATAAGATTTTTAACAATTTCACCATATGGTGTCTCAAGAATTTTTGCTTTGCCTATCCATTGTGTACCATCTTCTCTCAATCCTACGATTAGATGTGACACTCTTTCCAGATTAATGGTTGGTGTATCAGGATGACCTAGTTCACCAAAGGCACGATTTTTGTTAATATAGTTTTCTGAATATCTGGCAACTTCATTTTTCATCGTTTCATATTCATATAAACGACCGTTGCGGTTCTTCTTTTCTGATACCAAGAAAGGACCTTCGATATACATATTCTTCTTACCGTCTTTTTCTTCGGTAATGTATTGTACTGTTTCTGTTACTTCTTTAATGAGCTTCATCGGATTCCCATCGCCTTTCTTTTTCTTAAAGACATTCTTCTTTTACGCAATGACTGACTTAATTTAGCACGGCGTTTAAATTTTGATTTTCTTGCGGCCATCTTGCGATGCCTTCTTTCTAACGATGACATTCGAGTCAATTTACCACCTCGAATTGTATATCCTTTTACCGCAGAAAACTTTTTTCTTCTTTGTACTTTACCGCCACGAATACGAATACGAACCAATTTGGTTCTACCCATTCTCTGAACATTTGCTTCGTCTAGTTCTTCATAATATTCTTCATCATAATCACCATATTCTTCAAAAGCAATTTCTTGCTTGAGTTGCTGAGTTTTTTCTTCTATTATTTCAGCAACTCTTTTTTCTATCAACTCTTTTGCTATGTTCCAGTTTTCTGATAAGATAGCATCAACCAAGTTCATTATGGTTTTAATCCATATGGTGTGTAGTTGAATGCTGCTGGATCATTAAACTGACCACGCTGATAGTATTCATTTTCTTTACGCAATTCCATAACGATTGTGTAAGAACAATTTGCTGCATATGCTCTCGATGTAATACCAATATCACCAGTACATCCAGATGTTCCTTTTGCATTATTTGGAATTGTTACCCAATTACCAGCACCATCATATTCTGCATTCCCAGATAACATTGCAAGAGTAACTGGCGTATCTGCTCTCCAGTACAATTCTAAATCTCCACCTGCACCGTTATATGTATCATACCAAATACGATGTACTGTTAATCCATAATATGGTTTTGCAGTATTGCCAGTAATCAATAAATTATTGTTTGCGTCTAATGCACCATAAAATGAATTTGCTTTAATACGAGCAACATTTTCTTCTTGTCCAGAACCGTCAAACTTTCCTGTAAGTTTGATAATGACATGTTCTGTGGTATCTTTTAAGACTTGATATGTATATACATTTCCGGCCATTTTGTTTTCCTATCTAATTAACTTTTTTTAGCAAACTCTAAAACTTTATTAAAATACTCTGTGCTTACAGCAAGCATTTCTTCTATTTTCTTTTTGTTTTCTTCGTTTACTTTATTGTGCAATTCAATAATACTTTTTGCCATATCTGGTGTTACACCTATTTCAGTATTATCAGCAAATTCCACTAACGTGCTTTCTTTTATTGTTTTCAATGTATCAATAGCATTTTCTGCCGCAAATATGTTAGTAAACGGTACCGTCACATATTTATCCAATTTGTCAATGTAATACATTGCCACGTTTGTTCCGTCTGGAAATTGTCTAATAGATTTTCTATGCATAACCAACATTGCAGGAGGTGCATTTTTCATCTCCTGGTGTTTATCTTCTAGAAAATCTTTTAATCTTTTCATTCTTCTGGTTGTGCAATTAAATTCAGTGCAATTTCTTGTTTTCTTGCTTGAATGGCATATTCAACTTTTGCACTTAATGCTGCCTGAATAGCATCATTATATGCATTTGCATTATCATTAATTGCTGCTTCTATTGCGTTTTTAATATTTTCATCCATAGGATTCTCCTAATTATGTGTTATATTTATGTAATATTTTGCCTATGTGGCAAGATTTAAATCACCCTTGTTACTGTTACTCTTTGCTGGAGAACTTTTTTGTGGTGCAGAAGCATTATCTGCACCAGTATCTCCAGTTGCAGCATCATTGGCAGTTGCTTGTGCTTGTGCTGCCATCTGACCTGTTTGCGCTTGTGTATTATCTAATTGTGCTTGTTGCTGTTGCTGTTCTATATCTGAAGGATAGGTTATACCTTCTTTTCTTTCTCTGACAATTTCTTCTTCCATGTTCTGAATTGCCTTGTCATCCAAACGTAGAACATTTCTACGAATCCAATCCATAGAATAATATCTACCGGTATACGGATCTACTTGTTGCAACAAACTCAATCTTTCTCTAACCAATTCTGCTTCTTTCAACTCAGCAAAATTATTGTCTTTGATGTAATCGTAATAGATGTGTTCTTTAAAATCTTTCCATTCATCGTCAGTACAAATACCTTTAAGTACCAACTGAACACGCATTGCCTGATCAAAAATATCAGAAAACTTATTACGCATTCTATCGACAAACTTACTGAACTTTAATTCGTCACGGGTAATCTCTGATGCACGACCAAGACTAAAACCAGAACTTTCTGGATTCAAACGAGATACTGGAACACATAATGATTTATACAGTTTCTTTTCAAAGTATTTTACATCTTCTAACTCACCAAGATTTTGTCCACCTGGTAGTGTAGTGATCTCTGTACCTTTACCGCCTTCTCTACGTGGCAACCAAAAGTCTTCCATCATTGACAAGAACTTACGGTCATCACGAACTTCACCAGTGTTTGCATCATAGACAAGTTTGTTTTTATACTTGACCATAATGTCACGCAGATATTGTTCTGCTTTGAGTTTAGGTAAATTACCTACGTCAATATAAAAGATTCTACGTTCTGGAGCACGGGAGATACGATAGATAACAATCGCATCTTCAATCATACGCAACTGATTGAGAGGTTTAATTGCTTTATGAAGATATGACAGCACAACTGCTCTACGTGCGTCCATTAACCCTGATACAACGCTTATAATTGAATCCGTTGTAATACGAATACCTACGGGACCATAGTTACTTGATGATCCGGTAATAACTTTGTCATTGAAGATGTAGTATTCATTCACCACATCCATAACTTCAACGCCAGTTCTTTCGTCTTTTCTTTTCTTGATCTCACGAATCTTACGAAGTTTGCGTGGATCAATATATCGAAGTTCTTTAATACCGGCAGTTGGATTTTCTCTGTCGATAATAATATTATAAAATAATCTTCCATCAACATAATATCTGCGAAAAATGTCTTGACCCATATTGGTATAATTTAATAATTTTAAAACATTATCAAATTCTTTTCTAATGGATTCTTTAATTTTTTCTGGTTGCTTCAAATCATCCAAAATGATTTTGATTGATTTGCCATCATCATCTTGTACAATTGCTTCATTGACGATATCATCAATTGCAGATTCAATCTCTGGTTGCATTGCCATTTCTCTATAGCGAGAAATTAACTCAACTTCATTCTTTGCAGTTCCGTCTAGATCAACATATGTACCATAATATGCTGCTTGCGATATAGTTAATGCACCGTCATCATTTGCCGGAGGCGAAAACGATGGCTGCACTTCTTGTGCATCTTCTGTCTCTTTGCGAGATATTTGAAAGCCGAATAGTGATAGTGCCAATATGTGCTCCTAGTTCAATTCAAAAAAACATAAAAGAGAGAACCGAAGTTCTCTCTGTATATAATAAATTAATTAAGTGGTACTGCCACTTGTGTTGCAACGCCATCAGTTTGTGGTACTGATTCCCACCATTGATATGCAAACGTTACTGTGTATTCTTCAATAGAATCGTTTGATCCCCAATCTAAATCGATAGGAGCAACATCAACAGGAAACATACCAATAAAACTATATGCTTTAATTGGTACAGGATTTGTTGATGCTGTTTTTTTACCAAACTGTTTAACTAATCCATTAGCAGAATATGTAGTCTGATTAACTGCATTTCTTACATTTCCTGCGTGACTATTAATTGCATTCATCCATGTTTCCATGGCATTTCTGATTAAGAAATTTTCGTCATTGATAATTGTTACTGTCCAGTCTGCAAATGTTCTGTTTCCTGGAAATTTAATTTCACGACCAAAATAGTAAACTGGTGCAATTCCAATTGTCGATCCTGGTAATTGTGCAGATTTTACCATGAATCTAGAGGCAGACGCTGCGATACCATTTGGTGCTGCTGATGGGAAGCTCAGTTCTACTTCAAATAGATTTGGGCGAGCGCCGTCAAATTGCATTGAAGTTCTGAAATCTTGTACGTTAAAAGCCATTGTTTTTTCTCCTTAATATCGTTGAATTATTTATTAGAACTTACCAACGACTTCAGTAAAATCAACACCAGTTCTAACTGAAACAAAATTCAATTGGATGTAGTTGATTGAACGTGCTGGTTTAATGTAAATATCTCCAACAAACTGATTCGAGTCAATAACTTGTGATGTATTATTTGTTGCATCGCATACAACTCTAAAATCATAAATGCCACGACGACCTTGAACATCACGCAAAAATGGAGTAATAAGAGAAACAAACTGTGACCGAGTAAAGTCATCATTAAATTCAAACATCGATGATCTTGCTGCCCGAGCAATTGTTTTCTCTAGTACAATGAATAGTCTACGAACATTGATTCTATCAAAATTTGATGGTTTAGTTTGTAGTGTTTTGTCTCCAAACAGAACAGTCCCAGAACCAGCCAATGTAATAACTGGATTGACACCCAGTGAATATATTGCATCTCTATCTGTTTGTATTGGATTCCATGCTAATTTAACAGCATTTTTAATATTACCACGATTAATACCTGCAGGTGAGAACCAAGCATCACGCACATAATCTGTGTATACACATAGACCAGCAATATCACCGTTTAGTGGTACCCAACGGTATGTGTTATTGTATTTGTCAAACACATATTTCCAGCCTGAATCTGCGATTGCATATGAAGTCGAACGAGCAAGACTTGCTGTCCATGCTGTAATATCTGTTACTTCATTACCTGCATTATTGACAACTGATGCTGACGGTGGAGAAATTGTTGCAACGCAATCTTTACGAACAGTGACAATATTATCAATGATATATTGTTGAAC